CTTTTTTTTCTTACCTGTTTTAAGGTATTCTTGTTCATTAATAAATCTAATCTGTTCTATATATTTATTTTGTTCTTCTATTTTTTCTACTGGAACTGTAGTTTGTTTTCTTTTACTCATCTGATAATCCTCCTATAAATTTCATAACCTAAATTATAGCAAATTAAGTAAAAAAATAAAAGACCTAGTAAGGTCTTTCTGTATTTGCAGCAATAAAAGCATCAAGATGTTCTTTATCCTCTAACAGCTCATCGATAAGATATTTAATTTTGTCATTTACTTCTACATTAGAAAGTAAACTTTTAGATGATTCTTCTACATTTTTAATTAATCTAGTTTTTAATATCTCAATATCCCCTTGTGTAACACTTTTATACATTTCATATTTTTCTATGAAATCCATAATAATCATCCCCCTTCTATTTTATTATTATCTTTTTCTTTGAAAATCAACAACAAAATTATAGATAATTATTTTATCTATAACTAATAGTATTATATCTACATTATCTATGTCAATTAATTTGCAGAATTTATCACTTTTCTTTAAGTTATAATCTATGTAGGTACACTATGGTACATATAGTACCTTTATGGTACTATATCATATGAATTCCATTTTTTTCTAGAAACAGGAGATTGAGATATATGAATATAGGTGAAAGAATTAAACTTTTAAGAAAAGAAAAAGGAATGACACAAAAAGAATTGGCAGCCGCAATACATAAAAGTGAAATAACAGTAAGGAAATACGAAGCAAATGATACCGCAATAACAATTGATGTATTCATAGATATTTTAAATGCACTAGATTCAAAAATGCTGATTGAATCTAATGAGTACTGCGATAATTTACTTAGACAATATATTGATTCTCTTAATTTAGATATAACTGATGAGAAGTACAATGAAGTAGAAAATTTTATTAAGCAATATATTCTTTTTGCATGTAATCCACAACTAAGAAATGAAATGATGCATGGATCTATGAATAAAACAAAAAAATAAAACCTACTCGAAAGATGAGTGGGTTTTATTTTATATAAAATTCATATACTTAACTACTTTCGTAAACTCAAGTACAGTTAAGTATATGAAAGTTTGTATAATAAATATGACTGAATATAAAAAAGAGATGAAATTTAAATCATCCCTTTTTAGATTTTCCTATATTTAAATTTTCAACTTACTTCTTTTTCTTTTAAATTAATTTCTTTTGTACAAGTTTTATTTTTTAATAAAGTTGGAGTGGGGTAGGTTAGAGTACTGTCAACTTTCAATTTAGGTGGTAATTTACTAATAAATGGTTTAAGTACTCCTTTTTCATCTGGAATTAAATTCAAACTATGGAATCTTTCTAATTCAAGTAAATCCTCTACTTCATATGGATCTAACTCATCTTGTAGTAATTTAAAATTAACCTTATCGCTTCCAGCTAATAGCATATATGAAAATCCTGCTGACTTCATGTCATCTAAAATATTTTCTAATTGTAATAGTGACTGTGTAGCAAATACCGGTTTTAACCTAAATTTTCTCATTTGCGGCAATAAAGGTTTAAGGTAATTAGTTACTACTGGTACTTGATGAGGTTCATCAATGATTAAATGCACTCTTCTTAATTCTTCTCCATTAGACTTACTATATCTATTTACACAAGCTTCCCATATTCTAGTTGTGAAATATAGCGTTAACATATTTCTCATATGCTCACTGCCAAATTTATCTTGTCGCATTTTAATTATAATAACCTTCCCTTCATTAAAACATTCTTCAAAGTTTATATTTAGCAATGGGTCCTTTTGTAACATATATTCTAATCTAGGAGATTCGGCCATAACACTTACTCTATCTAAAATACGGTCTATTTTACTTTCTATAGTTTCTCCATTATCCTCTCCTTTTAAATCACCTTTACTGTGTTTGTCATTAAGCTTCATTAAGTTTCTAATATGCTTATCACAAAACCCTTGAAACTCTTTCGGTACTCTACTTATAAAATCCATTCTAGTATCATAGAACTCTAAGCAATCAATTATATCTCTAAAACTTGCATATTGATTAACTGCATAAGTCACATTAGCTGCACTAACAAAAAATCTTCTCATGGCACTTGTTAAATCAGACCCAAAGTTAAAACTATTAATTAACTGTGTTATTAACTGTGCCTTCTCACTTATAACATCTAGTTTATCCATTGTATCCATGGCATCAGTGTAGTATTTTTCTGTATATGCTATTGACTCCATACATTCTACCTTCGATAAATCTTTAAGTATTAATTTATCTTTTGGTGTTGCTCTTTCTATAGTACTTCCTAAATCATTATTACCTATGAAGTCAAGTACAACTATGCTATCATTATGATTTTCACTATCTATAGAATAATTTTTAGCAAACTCAGTCTTACCGCTCCCCTGTTTGCCTGTAACTGCTAAACCTGTGTCTTGGTCTACATTAGGATTAAGATATGATTTTTCTTGCTTTTTACCAACAGTTCCAACGTTTATATAACCATTTTTACAAATATTAGGTACTTTTTCTTCATTTATACTATTCGATTTTATATCATATTTTTTTATTAAATCTTTTCCAGGTTGTGTAATTAGAGTTGATACTTCTTCCACGCTCATATCATTTGAAGGTATGGGTAATTTAGTTCTATTTAAATCTATCTTACGTTTTATACCTATTACCTTTGGTCTTAGCTCATTATCTCCATCTACAGTTGTAAATGATTGTGCTAAAGAGTTTATATTTAATTTTTCTCTATCTTTAGAATTAGATTCACTCATTAGAAGTATTTGAGTTGATACTACTTCTAATTGACCTTTAGCTTTTGTATATTTAGATAGATCCTTCTTTTGTAGTATCCCTAAACTTTTATTAAATTCTTTCATGTCAGATGTATTTTTTCGTTTTTCTCCTAATATCTCAGATAATCCAGACATTAATTCTTCACCAGTCATAACTAATACAGATAATAAGTATTTTACTATAGATTTTGAGTCTTTAGTTTTATCTAAACTCTTACCTTCTTTTATCTTGTCGAGTACTTTATTGTAATTAGTTTTAAAACCTAACTGTTTGTAAGGACTTTTATAGTTGAAGTTATAATATATACCTAATTTATCCCCTTCACTTAACATATTAATTACATTTAATTGACTTGCTAATAAATCACATGATTTTTTATCTATTAGATCTAAAGATAGTGCATCGTCTTTTGTGTATTGCATAGACATTTTACTACATTTATCTGAAAATGTAGGTAGCTCATGCACTTGATGTATATCTACTCTATCCCAAGTGAGAGATAATTTTTCTAAGAAAATTGACTTAAATTCAGTTGGTATTATTAGATAAAACGATACTTCTTTTTTATCAAAATATATAAAATAAGCTACTTTTGTTTGTGACTTGTATGAATACTCATATTTTACATCATCTTCTAACTTTTTTATTCTATCTGCTAATTCTTTATAACATCTATTAATTACATTTGCTATTTCTATAGACTTATAATTACGAGTAGACTGGTGAGGAATTATTCTATAATAAGATAAGTCTTTTTTAATATTACTAAACTCAAAATAATTAGATAACATATTTGCTCCTCCTTATAATCCAGCTATTATTAAAGCTAATACAAATGCTAATCCTATCCATTTATTACTATTCTTAAACCCTAGAACTCTTAATATTATTAGAACTGATACAAATATTAATAAAGCTCCTGGTGCTATAGTCTTTAAATTTCCTATTAAAAACCCTTCTTTTGTAAAACAATCACTTACAAAGTTTAATACCGTTCCACAACCCTCAAAAAATCCTTTACACGTATTCCAAAAGTCATTCCAATTCGTTGCAAACTCTTTAAATCCTTCCATTATGAATATCCCCCTCCTATAAACTAAATATTTTTGCTACTATACGAGGTAAAAATTTAAACATAAGCCCAAAAGCTAAATATTTTATTCCGACCTTACCAAGTGATTCAACTGTACCTGATGCAACACATTTTATAGCTTCAATTGCTGCTCCTAAAAGACATATAACATAAGCAATATCTTTTAATATATCCCAGAACACATACCCCACTTCTATGATTTCACTTTGTGCAAATACCTGTAATGTACTTGCTGGTAATACAAGCGCTAATACTATTACTAATTTTCTATATTTTATAGGATTTCTCTTAAATTCGTTTAAAAAATTTTCAGTACAATCTACTATATTCTCTCTTCTCATTCTATTTTTTATAATTTCAGTGTAATAATCACCGTTGACAAGTATCTTCATTGAATATTCCCCCTTTAAATTGGTTAAAATAAACTTATTAATATTTCTCGGAGGTATTTTTATGGAACATTTTATCTACATGTTAGGTTGGTTAGCTGCTGCTTATTTTATCAAACAGTTACCTTAGATTTGAATTTATCATCATAAGTATGAGTACAAGAATTGTACAAAGAATTTATTTGAAGGGTTTTATTAATTTTTATCGAATTGTATAACCGAATTATATTTTTATAATTCACTGTGTTTTGAGCTCTATGGATGGCGGTCCTGGAGCTCTTTTACTATCTAATCATACTTCCATATACCTTTTTTTCTCATATCTTCTTCTACTAACATCTTTATATATGTGCTTATTCCAAGAGTTTGTTTTATGTTTTCAATAAGGTAATCGTAAATTGCTACATCTCTTATGTTCTCTTTAAAGCTAACTTGCACTTTTGTTGGTGGTGTTTTCTTAGCCATAATCTTATACCTCCCTGTGTAACTTTACTTAATTATATTCAAGTTTACGCATAAAGTTTCCTGCTTTTTAGATATTTTTATAATAATTTTATTATAAATTTGTGGAAACTTATATATAGTTTACACATATATGTTATTAAATAAAATTATAGGAGGAATAAAAAATGAATGATTATTTAGTTAGCTGGTTTGATACAGAAGGTAACGAGTGGTTTGGTGAATGGGTAGGATTCAAAGATGCATTGGAACAGTTTTACAGCATAAGCGGAAGTGAAGAAAACAAAGTAGATCATAGTCAAGTTAGTTCTGAACTTTGGAGTGATGCTGATAATAAAACAATATTGATGTATGACTATACAACAAATAAATATTATCAAATGTAATATATCAATGCTAGAGAATTAATTTTCTCTAGTTTTTGTTTAAAATTTAGCTGTACATGCTATACTTATAAATGTAAAGGGGTGTGGATATGAAAAGAATATTAAGTTTAGTAATAACTGGAGTTATATGTGCTAGTTTAGTGGCTTGTAGCTCGACTGGATCAAGTACTGCGCAATATTTTGATACAAGTAACGAAGAAGTTTTAGAAAAGAATAAAAATTTTGACTATGAAGAAGTAACAGAATTAGAAACATTTTCAGCAAGTAGTTTAGAAGATAAAAAAATAAAAATATGTGGTGATGCTAAAGATATAGATATCGATGAATCAACTTTAGAAATGTACTTAGAAGTTAAAAATAATACACCATATTCATTAAAAGTTGTTATACCAAGCAATATGGTTAATGTAGAATTAAAAGAAGGAGATACAATAACTGTTTATGGTAGGTTTGCTGGACTTGTAACTAAAACTTATAAAGGTAAATCAGCTAACTGTTGGCAAATATCAGCTTATTTTATAGAAAGTGGGAATACTATAAAAAATAAAAAAGAATCTACTAGTATAAAAGAAGATCATTCTAAAACAAAAGATACTACTAACACTACTTCAACATCTAATGATAAGTCTAGTAATTCAACTAAAAAGAATAAGGAAAAAGAAAATAAAGATGAAAATATAAAAGATGGTACTCATTTAGGTGAAGAAGGTAAAAAACAAGATGAAGGATATGTATATGATCCTGATGAAGATACTAGAGACCAAGAGTACTGGGATAGTTTCAATGAAGATAATAATAATAATAATTTAAATAATAATGAAGGTAATTCTGATAAAGGTAGTGCTATGGATTCAGAGAATGGAATTAAATATCAATATAAAGATGAAAATGGTAATACTGTAAAAGAATATGAAAACGGAGATAAAGTAACTGAATATAACGATTAAATAAAAAAGAGCTGGAAAGGAACTTTATCCCTACCAGTTCTTTTTAGCTATTTAAAATATTGGTATTTAAAAAATGATTATACTAAAATAATGGACATATTTTCTATATTTTATACATATTATATATTACCGTATTTTAAAATTATTTAAATTTCAAAGTGATTACATATTTAAAGGTGGCTAACGGAAAGTCACCTTATTTTTTTATTTAATCATTTATTATAGCTTGGTGAGTAGCTTTGCCACCACAACCATCCGCTGTAAGCTTTCTTGATTTCTGATACGCCTTTAACTGTTTAAGAGTAGCAGGTCCAAAACTTCCATCTACATTCAAATCAAAACCTCTATTAACCAAAGCTTTCTGCAACCATATTACATGAGACCCTTTATCTCCTTTATTTAAATAATTCTTATTTACAGCACTTTGTGTAGCAGGTCCGAAAGAGCCGTCTATAGCTAATTTGCAACCATAATTTTGATTTAAGCAAGACTGTAAGTATCTCACTATGTATTTACCTGGCATAACTGTAGGTTTATCTGGTTTAGGCACTACAGGAGTTTTATCTTCTTCTTTTATAGTTCCTCCAAATTTTTCTGGGAATGATCCATCTTTCATATATTGCTTAATCCAAGGATAAAAATATTTCTCAAATGCTTTATGTGTACATCCTACACCCATAAATCTTTCACCAGGGCAACTTTTAGCAGACTTAGTAGTATAATATCCGCCTAGATAAGCACCACTAGCAGTAAACCAACAATGTGGTCTTATATACTTATCTGAAACGGATATCTTTAATTCTTTTGCCATAATGCCATAAGCACCTATAACTGATTGAGCTTGAGCCTTAGTAATAACATCTTTACCTCTATCAAAATCACCATAAACTTCAACGCAAATTGCATAAGTGTTCCAACCCTTAATTCCTATAGGAGTACTATTTAAGTTACGCCCTGTAGTTATATGACCATTTGGGAATATATTTATATGTTGAGCTATATAATGACCATGATTATCATCATAGTTCCAAACCTTCTTGCCATAACTATCTAAAGATTCAGTTCTATTTAATGCAGCATCTTTACCCCATCTTTTCTTATCTTGTTCCCAACAATCGTAATTAGGAAGGTCCATATGATGAACCTGTAACCTAACTATATTTCTTGATATACTAAATTCTTTAAACCACTTTTCAAATTCTTTTAAATTTTCAAACTCTACAAATGAATTATTTTTTCTCATAACTATTTTACCTCCTTATTATCTCTTAGTTGTATAAGTGTCTCTTTTAATTTATCTGGTATAGGTACAAACTCACCAGCATTTTCAAGTAATGATAAAGATTCATTAGCTATAAAGAATAGTATTGTTATCTCTCTAAGTGGTATTGCATCACCTACTATGCCTTGAATAACATAAGCAGTTGCTATTACAACAAATATAATTATTTTTCTAATCAACCCCTTAAATCCTATTTCACTTGACAGGGATTTGTTATATACAGCTTTTAATAATCCTGTTACATAATCTAGTACAACTAATATTACAATTGCTTTTAGTAACATATCCCAACCTCCTAAAAACTTGCAAATAAAACCACCTATTAAACCAAACCCTACACTTATTTCATTAAAATATTTTTCCATTTTCTTTTCTCCTTTCGTTTCTTTGCATTAAAAAAGGACCTAAAATTAATTAGATCCTCTCAATTCATTTCATTATGTAATTATTGACAACGGCATATTTAAGAAAGAAAAACTATGTTTCCACTAATTTCTCCCTGTATAATTTTATGACACTAAAAGTATTAAGAAAACAAGGAACAAAATTTCAACTATGTAATTTAAAAACTGACTCAATCTCATTCACATACCTCCCAATCGTAAGATTTCAAGTTATATGAATAGACCAAGGATTTCGTTTACGTTTCCCGCCCTGTTACAGCGACCGCATTTAACTTTCCTAAATACACATTCCCTCCTACCTACCCTATAATGCATTACTAGGTGTCTTTATAATGTATTCAACATTTAATTTTAAATTCCTTCTTAAAATATACTAAATTAGACTGCCTAACAATTTTTTAATCATTCATTTTAATTAATAATTCTCAATTTTTATCAATTGTGCATTAAAATATTAGTTTTAAGTTCATTTCATTTTCTATTTTTTGAGAAATATACTGATGTCCCGAAAGAAGCAGATGACAATAATCTCTGTAATATTTCATAGCATTTGTAGTATTCCAAGGTCTTAAATTACTTTCAAAGTATAAATCAATAACTGGTACATTATACATTTTTGCTATTTCTTTTTGTTTGTTAACGTAATTAGTCATATTACCATCAGATTGCAAAGGATTGTTATCACCAGTTGCAGGAGGTGGAGTTATAAGAAATATTTGTGCATTTGGATATTTTTCAATCGCTAATTCTATTGATTTTTTTACAGCACCACATAATGTTGTGGGCTCTCCATTTGTACTATCTGTAATATCTCCAAGTGTTAAACTTCTTTCATTTATACCAGCCATAAATGAAACTATATCAAAATCTGAACTTGCATTATTTATAGAATCTATAATATTACCTGTTCCATATCCCGTGCTACCATTACCTTTAAAATATCCACTTCCACCTTTTGCATAAGATGTAACTGCCATTGCTCGTTTGTTTGCTATTATATTATAATATTTATCTAATCCATCCGTATTCGGTTGACTTATACTGTCTCCGAAAATAGCCCACTTTTTACCGTTAAATTTATTTACGATATTGGCATTGGATAACATTGCCCTAGCCTCTTCGTCTACAAAAGGTAACCCATCGTATCCTTTTATTCCTATATTTTGTGTAGCCATTAATTTCCACCTCCATTATATGCTAAATAATAATTATGTATTGTATCTCCTTCTTCAACTTGTATTGTATCCGCACTAGCATTTAATGTGGTATTGAATACTAAATAAGCACAATTTAAAGGTGTTGTTATTGTTATCCAATTAATAGTACTAGAATTTCCAGTATTTGAATAATCTTCTATCGCAACTGCTTGGGGATAGTTTTTTAGATATTCCTCTGTAATCTCAGTACGCACCATTAAGTGTAGACTAGATATTAAGTTTTTGCTAGTATCTAAAAAACCAAAATTACCATTTTGACTGCCTAAATAAGTTCTATTCGTTGTTTCTTGATTTTTCTTTATACTATATTTTGTATTCCCTTTAACAGGTATCTCACATGCTTTCCATTGTTGATAAGTCTCTTTATATTCACCGGTTGAAGATATACCTTTATTTGGAGTTGCAATCATAGTATTTTTATTAAATATATTTTTATAATCAGTTGGAGCAGGTATTTCATTTACCGTAACACTACAAATATCACTAAATCCTCCTTCTTGTGTAACTACACCTATAGTGCAGACACCTTTACCGATTCCAGTTACAACTCCATTTACTACTTTAGCTACATTTTCATCATCACTAGACCATGTTACATTTCGATTCGTAGCATTTGGGGGTTCTATTGTTTCAGTTAACTCTACAGTACCATTTATATTTATAGTTGCTGTTTTAGGTGATACTGTTATTCCTGCTACAGATACAGTTTGACTTATTCCACTAACATTAACATCTATAGTTTTAGTAACATTACCACAAGTAACAGTTATAACACAACTTCCATTTCCAATAGCTGTTACTATTCCAAAATTTGTCACAGTAGCAATATTTTTATTATTACTCGAATATGTTAATGTATCCGTTGTATCAGCCGGTGTTAATGTTGTAGTTATCTGTTGATTTCCACTTGAAGTAAATGAAATAGATGTAGGCGAAATTGATATATCTGTACACGGTATTGTACTTACTTCTTCTGTGATATACATAAATTTTGATTCATCTAATCCTCCGCCACTAGGCAACGTAGTACCTGTATCAATTTTAGTTCCATTTTTATCTAATAAATATAACTTGCCATTTTCTACTACTGTTTTCTTCGCAATATCTTTAAATTGCGTATCAACTTCATTTTTATATTTTTCTAAATTATCTCTTACTATCTTATCGCAAATAGCCCTACCGTTTATGCTTTTTACTTCTGTCTCAGCCATTGTTATTCACCTCCTATTTGTAAATCTCCAGTAACATTACTATAAGATATTCCAATTATATCTAAATTTCCTGTGTTAGGATTGTATACAACTCCAAGTTGTGGATTTTCTCCTTCAGCTGCAACAATAGGATTCTCCTTTACTGTGTAAGCAAAACTATCGCTTGTAACTTTTTTCTCTATGTCACTTTCAATAAAAGTGTCCATAAATAATGCACTGCATAGCCCAGGATTGCTTATAAATCTATTATCTAAGTCAAACCTATAAATTGCATCTTCATTTTCTTCTGTATTTATTACAACTCCTGAAATTGGTAGTTTAACATCTTTAGGATTTTTTACATGCAGTACTAAATTATGTAATCTTGAATCTGATACTTTTAGTATTTCTGTAACACCATCACTGTTCAAAAAACTTAGTTTAACAAGCAATACGGATACATTTTGATCCGTGTTATAAAAAGAAATATTTTCATATTCTACTTTTCCTGTATCAATGTTAAATTCTATAGTAAAGTCTCTAAGTATCTCCATAATTAATCTCCTTTCTTACTTATAAGTGATAACTACTGTAGCACTACCACTACATACAGAGTAATGTGAACTATCATATGCACTTTGTAATCCAAATCCTTTACAAGTTCCATTGCTAAGTGCACTTAGCACAGTTGTGTCTGTAATAGTTATAGTTTTTGTCTCTCCTACACTAACAGTAAATGTTTGAGAGTAATCACTTATATAATTTGGTGCTCCACTAGGTCGTCCACTATGATTATGAGCTTTTAATGTATTAGTAACCGAACCATAAGAACCCCCACTTTGTCTTGTAATCTTAATAGTTACTTTAGTAATAGTTTTTCCTTTTACTCCACTAAATTGAGTTCCAAAGAACCAACAGCCATTACAATCTCCATAACCCCAGTCTCCCTGTCTAACTGTATTGTCTTTTTTCCAACTATTATATACAGTACTTCTATATGTATCTCCTATGGTTGATTTATAAGTGACTGATTTTGTTGAAATTGTTGTATTATCATTATTTCCAGTAGAAGTAGTTACATCATCCCAATTATCGAATGAATCTGATATTATTATTTCGCTTGACGTAGTCTTATACATTTTAGTAGTTGATTCACTATTACATTGAACTGAATTATTTACCTTGATAGTACCACCCTTGACAGCACAAAATACATAATTATTAACTTTTCCAGTCGAAGTATCTACAAATATATTTCCTAATGAATTGACCCTAAATGCATTATCGCTGCCTATAATTTTTCCACCGCTGAAATTTACATTTGAGCCATCTAAAGATAATAGAGCATAATAATAATCCTTGTTTGTCCCATGAACTTTTCCATATATGTTAACATTACTAAACTGAACAAATTGAGATGTTTGTACTACTACAGAAGACTCTCTACTTGCAATGTTTAGCATAGAAGAAGGTTTAATGTGTGATATTGCTTCTCCACTTGCATCTTTACTTCCGTAGAATGCTATTCTTCCTCCACAATCTCTCACCATCACATTTCCGTTTATGCTTATATTTGCAGTTAAATTAATATAAAGAGACCCTCCACTAATACCCCTAATTAATATATCTTCACTAACATTTTTTTCTAGTTGTATTGTAACTAAACTACCATTAAGATTTGTAGGTATTGAATCTATAGCACCTTGTAAAGTATTGTATTCTGCATTATCTTGAAATGTAGAACTATCATCAACTGCAGTAGTTGTAACCCTTATTACAGTATCTTGCAATGCCATGCTTGGTAATGTACTACATTTTATACTACTAATACTTAGCTCATTAGTTGAAAGATGATCTTCTACATCAAGATTTTTTACATTCATATCTCCATTTGTATCAACACTCCAATTGCCCCCTTCATTAACATATCCATTTAAATTTATGTTTTTAGCAGTAAGACTAATTGTGTCTGATAATAAATTTAAGAATAGTGGAGTTAGTACTATTTGTGATTCATTTTCTCCATCAGTTGCAATAAGATTAAGCTTGTTAAGTAATATTGTCAGTTCTGGAATAGCAGTTCCATCCATAAGCACATTGCCATCATCATCCTTGTAAAGCCAACATTTTGTTCCACCTTCTGTAAGTATATTTAATATATCATCTACAGTTGCCTTTACCATTCCTTCTGCTAATTCTTCAACCCTATCCTTTAATTTTTCTATATCTGTTTTTTCTTTACTTAATATATCATCATAAGCTTCATTAACCTGGGCGTTTAATACTTCAATCTCTGTAAGTTGTTCCTCTTTTATAAATCCACTAGCTAATACCTCTGTATATATTTCTTTTAATTGTTCACTAGCTTCATTGAATTGTTCCTCACTTTCTGCCACTGTGTCAATTTCTTGTTCATCTGTTGCTTTCAATTCATCAGCTTCATAAAAGTCGTCATCATGTTCTACTTCTTCCTCTTCTTCCTCATACACATCGTTATAAATATTCGTTTCTATCGGTTCTCCATTTTCGTCCTCCGTTGGTAAATCAAATTCTTTATCCACATCATTTAGCATTGTATCACCACCTTAATACTTCTTTGGATAAGCAACTAAAACAACCTTATCTGCTGTATTTTCTGTAATCTTAACCTTTTTAAAAGCTCCTGTTGTATTTGTTGCTTCCATAACATATCCATCACTAATTGCAATAGCTACATGCGATATTCCCATAAATCTTTTGTTGTCTGCTGAATCTCTATCATAAAACACTAGCGCTCCTTTAGGCGTTTCATTTAAGTTAGCACTTGTTATATCGGATAATACCCAGCCTTTTTCAACGCAATATTTGCCTTGGTCTGCACTTGTTCTAGGTAACATAAATGTCCAACTATAATTACTATTTCTTTTAAAGGTAGTAGTCGCTTTAGCATAAGGTGATGTTGTATATTTATGTCCTGCATATACTAATTTAGTCAATGTTGAGCAATCTACATTGTATAATCCATTAACTTTCCAACTAGATATATTAGCTTGACAATTATCAAAACTTAACGGAGTTGTTGTTCCATATTGGAATTTACTTCTATTATTATAGAAGTTCTCACAAAATGTTACTACATCATCCGCTCCTTTGAATTTCCTTCTAGTTTCCACATTGTATTTTCCATTCAGTTGAGCCGTAACACTAGCTAAGTACTTTTCACTATGTGTTGAAGTATCAGGATTGTAATAAGCTGTAATTGTGTATTTATATCCAGGTTTAGGTTGCAATTTACCTTTAGTACAATGATCACCTTCCATATATAATAGTGTAGATTGATTTATCTTAATGCTTTCTGTTTCATCTGTAGTTGTAAATATCAACTTAGACCAGTAACTTTTTGTACATGATGACGGCATTTTTATTTTAATACTTGATGTGTAATCTCCGTATTTATGTATTTTTTGATGTTGCATTGTTTGAATTATATCTTTAGTCTTCTTAGTTGATATACTAAACTTCTTCATAATTGCTTTCTTGCAACTATTATAATAAGTTAGTGCATTTGAGCTTGTAACATTTGCTATATCATTTGGCGAGTCTATACATATTACATATTGAATTTCATTTGCATATTCTTCTAAAGTTTCATTAAATGTATCACTCTTATAATATTCTTTTGTAACTATAATTGGAGTTTTCTTATATTTGTTTCTCAATACTTCAATTAAGTTTATATATTCTTCTACATCACTATTATTTTTACTAGCATTTAAAAACACATAATTCACTTTACTTGGATATTTTAAATTATCATTTACATTATTAATTGTTATATCATTTACCAATTTATTATCAACTAAAAAATCACCTGGCTTAACTCCTGTTAAAGCCTTTATATCCAATTCATATGATGTAACTTTTTCTACTTTGGTAGTTATATCAACAGTTTCACTTTTTTCTACTGCTGAACTATCTTTTTGGGCCAAATCATAAGGTCTAAGGAAAAAAGCAGTTCCTTTATTTTGATAATAGCTAATATTTGATATCTTAATTGCATCTGGATGATATTCCCATTTGCTGGCATGTGCCACTTTTCCATCCCCTATGTATATCATAGTATGGTGTGTTTTATTAACTTTGGACATATTACTTGCAGTTAAATTGCTAGATGTAACTTTAAAATTAGCATCCATTAGGATATCACCTGGTTTTGCCTTTGCAATACCTGTACTATCACATTTCCACATACTATAACCACTCTTCTTTGTAGCTCCTGCGACAAGTGAACCTCCCCTACATCCTGCATTAAATACACTTGTTAGTCCTGCGGCATAATAGCAACAACTTACAAAACTTGAGCAGTCATATACAATAGGATTTTTTATTCCTTTTAATGTCCCTCTATATCTTACAGGCTTATCATATCTATAAGTTCTTGGTACCTGATTATATGTAGCTTTCTTATATTTAACATGGTCGTCCACTATCTTTTGAGCCATAGCACATATTTTATTTCTTACACTTGTTGCTGTACCTGTTGAAATAGTTGTATTTGGATTTTTAGTTGTTGAAGATGAAGTTTTATTCGCTCCATAACCAACCTTTTTACCACTCTTATTAAGAGTGTAAGGTAATTGCCCATCAACTGACTTATACCATCTTAGGTAATACTCAATATTTTTAGCAGTACCTGCGCGTTTTTGAGATACATATACTGCTCTTTGATTGCTCCATCTACATTTCAAATTAGCTAATTCTTTATAATATAAGTCCTTTACTTTCGTTGATTGTCTACTTAATAATGTACTATCTACAAAAGTTAAGTCATTTTTATTAGCTACATATCTGCACACACACCAATCAGCCCCACCTAAGCCAAAGTTATAGCCAACTAGTGAAGCAAATATATTATATTGAAATCTTTCTAATGATTTCCTAAATTCGTGACATCCAAACATAATCTGATTGCTTATATTCTTATCTACAGATACTCCATTTAATGTTGTTTTCCCTTTACCTGGTGTCATAGTGCTATAACTAGGAGTAAATGATTTTGTACTTCCATCTAAAAATTTTATTGTTTGTTTCCTGTTGAAATAAGCTGCTCTTTCACACTGCATTATTCCATAACCACCAGCACTACTTTTTGTAGCACAATATGGATTCCCACTACTTTCCGCCATTATTATGGCGTAAACTAAATAAGGATCCAAACCAAATTTCTTTGACCAATACTTAACTATAGTTGAAACTTTATATTTATTACTTGAGTTTATCAAGCTACTCAAACTTGATTTGTTTGCATAAGTTCCAAGACTAAATTTAGCATAATATTCTTTAGCTTCTTTATATTCTTGAGCGTTACCACTAGATACAACGCTACTTCCACCATCAGAAGCCGTATATTCTACAATTATATACTTATTACTTGAATATCCTGTTATATCTCCGTATTTAACTTTATACCATCCACTTGAGTCTGTTCCTAAGATAGTACACGTAGCGCCTTTTGGCATAGAACCAATTATTTTATAAGAAGTACCTCCTCCACTTCTAATATTTAAAGCTGAATTAACACCAAATACTGTTCCTGTTGCATTAGATGTTGTTTTAGTAGTTACAACCTTATTGCATCCTTCTTGCTTAACTTTATAAAGTCTGTCATCACCTATCCACAGACCATTGTCCAGATTAGATAACTTTATTTGTTTATAATTCTCTAAATCTGTATCTGATCCAACAATTACTGTATCTTCTTTTTCTTCCTCTAATCCTGCTAATACTTTATCTATTTCACTTTGCTTTATTCCTAAATCTTCTAAATAATCTTCTATTTTTTTAATATCGCTTGCACTTAATTCTCCTGATTGATTTTTACTTTGTTCTTTAATATCGTTTAATAAATCGTTTTTACTCCAATTTTTTATTCCACTAGCCACTTCTTTATAATTGCTTAATACACAATTATTACCACTATCTGATAATATTAATTCTGATACTCTAGCTTCTAATTGAATTGGTGGTTCAAATTTATCACTAACACAATAAACTGTATCTCCTGTTTGAATAGTTTCAAATTCTTCATCTGTTAATATTACAGGAACTTCATAATCAAACTTAACATTCTTTATTTCCTGTAATTTTTCCCATGTCATATAAGCTAATTCAACAGGATCATCAGTGTCAAATTCCATAGCTTTAATTATATATTTATCACCATTGCTAAACATTTCATTAGCTTCTTCATCAACTATAAAATCTTGGCCGAGAGGTTTATCACAAGGGAATCCTTTCTCCGTACTCCAATCAATATCTTTTATAGTAATACCATTCTTTCCTGTTGGAATTATACCACTACAAAATTCTTTAACTGATTGACTTCTAGTCATACCATAAGAGTTGAAGTCCGTTTCTATTCTTTTATAAGTAAGATTTCCTTTCTCTCCGTCTGCGTAAACATCTATATAAAATTCATATTCTCCATTAATTGAGTCAATTATGTCTACCCTAAAATCTATTTCTATATTCCCATAATCTTTTATAGCATCTTGTATTAATACATATACAGGGGTTGGTTTTTCAATTTTAGTAGTTACTATTAAATCACTTAGATCTTCACTAACATATCCTAACTTATAATTAGTATCTATTAATATTGTTTCAAAGAATTTTTTAGCATTGCCCTCTATTACACAAGGGTGAACATTATCTCCATACAGTTCAATTCCTATTGTTTCACTTAATACTTTTTTTGATGTTCCAAGTGAGGTTTCAACTTCATCTGTATCCATTATTTGCAACATTCTAGCTTTATTATCACGAAATAAAAGTACAAAGCGTTTACCTTGTACTTTTCCCATACTATCTTTTTTTAATTTTACATTAAAATCAAAAGTATCTGCTCCTGTATTCAAGTAGCTATGATATTCATAATCAAAGAAGGTTACTTCATCATCATTACTTAGTATTAAGTCTAATTTCTTATTTTCGTCTAATATATAAATAGTATCTAACATTGAAGCACCTCCTTAGTATTTTTCTCTAAATATAACACTTGTATGTAAATTTTTATCATCTGATTTTATCCTTAATCTTTCCTGTCCTGGTCTAAATTTGAAAAATCTACTTCCTATATCTAATAGATCGTTCCTAGGTTCTTCATTTAAATACACTGTTCTATCTCCATCACCATCTATTTCGATTATATCGCCTTGTTCAAAGTAAATATGATTTAATTCAATTTCTGTTTTAGTATTTAATTTCTTACATTCTACGTGTGTTAATGCCACACTAGATGCCTTTTCCATAGTCCCATTTGTTCCCATGTATACAACGATATATGCTAATTGTTCAGTTGGATAACTTGAACTTTTTAAATTAGTTGAAGCCTGTGTTTTGGTAATTATTCCTTCAACATTTTTACTTACTCTAACAGTCCACTGATATTTTCCACTTACTTTTTCTCTTCTTATAGTCCACGTACCCCAAAATTCATTCCATGAACCTAGACGGCCACTTAATTTATTAGTTACTTTAATTGTTATGTCATCATCAGTTCCACTTGTTTCATATTTTACATTAGGTTTTGGAACTGTTGTAGTATCTTTTAATACTACTTTACCCCCAATTTCAGCTAAAGGATATGTATACTCATAGTAAGGATTATCGTCATACATTCCTACTTTAAATAATTTTTTACCATTTATATCAAAGCCATATACTTCAATCATTCCCATTTTATCGTCACTCGTATCAAATGTTTCAGCATATTCTACAGTTGCTTTACTTGATTCTATTAGATTCCCCTTTGCTATATATCCATCATATTTTCCATTATATTTAGTTGCTAATTTATAATAAACTCTATTACTACTAGTTGGGTCTTTATATTCTTTAGTGTTACATCTAACAACTGATCCGTACGGAATACTACAAACAACTTTACTCTTGCCGTTAGGTGAAGATCTTAAATTTGCTCCTGTATATCCTTTATCTGTTGTATATACTACAAAGTTTTTCTTATAAGTAGTTACTGTACTATCTTTTACTTTCTTAGTTAAGTATTTAGTAGAGCAATAGCCATATGAACCACTTCCGATTTTAGGATATTCAAACTTAACCCATCCTTTAGTTGGAGTTCCTTTAAATATCTGATATCCTTTTTTGACTGAACCTATTTTTTTGTACTTAGTTCCCGCTCCGCTTCTAACATTTAAATTGTTAGCCGTACATTCATAATAAGTTTCCTTTTTACCGCTAATTACAGTTTCAGTATCAGTTGGAGGTATTTGGTCTGTTGGATCACCACTTTTACCTGTGCTATTATGACTCATATTAATCTTTAATTCAAACTCGTCAACAGTTTCATCTAGTTGTAATCTCTTAGCAACACCTTTCCATGTTGTATTCCCATCTCCAGGATTATTCATACATATTCCCTTACCACTTTTGGTAACAGCTATTGAACCTCCTCCGCTTCTATCTGAATCCAAAGATGCTGTTGTATCTATAAAATTTGTTGTTGTTTCACATTCATTGTATATAACTGTATTACTAACCTTTTGATTAACCAATGATATTTTTGGATATTTCCCTATAAGCATTTTTTCACCTGTTTTTACGTTTTCTAATTGTACAAAGTGAGTATCTTGAGATATACCAATACTAATAAGTGGATTAACTGGTTTCTTACCATTATTATTAACAAACATATAATTTTGATTATTTCCTTCATCATCTGATTGGATAATTGTTAAATCTTTAGAATAATAATAAGGTGATAGACATAAAAGATTAACTTTAAATTCTCTTGAGTAAAGTGCATATTTTTCTTGAGGTTCTATGCCTTCACTCGGAATCGCCATTATAAATTTATCTTCATTTTTAAAAAATGCTTTTGGTTCATCTACATCAAAAACATCTTTTAATAATTGTAATTTTTCATCATATTCTTCCTGTGTATCACAATCTATTAATAATTCTAATTCAATTGTAAAAGCATTCTTCTTGCACCCATTGAAAGTTTCACCATCAACAGTTTTAATATTTAAAGTATCTATATCTAATGATGTTAATAAAGGCTCTGATATATCTTGTATTTCACATATATCTTCTATGTATATATCATTAAATTTTACATATTTATATTTATCGAAATAATTGGCCATTATCTAACACCTGCCAATCTATTTAGCCTACTTTGATTTGCACTATTAACATTATCAACTTCTTTAGCTACTAATCTACCAACAGGTTTGCTGTCCATATATATTCCTACTTCTTTTAATCCGCTTACTACAGATTTTGTTAATCTATCATAGTCTATTGTTTCAGTAGTGCTATTTATAGTGTTAAGTTTTCTATCAAGATAGTCATAAAATCCATTAAGAGGTAGCACTGCTTCAGCTCCTGCTTCTCCAACTCCATGAATGCTACTTCCTGTATTAAATAACGTTGGTTTTTTAAATATACCGCCTAGTTTATGCCATGATATGCTAAAAGTAGGATATGGTACACTTGCTCCTAAAATAGTTTTATGTCCTATTCCAATATCAACTTTAGGTAGTTTAGGTTTCGGTATACTCCAAGAAGGTTTGAAATTAAACAACTTATTTTTAATCCAATCTAAACCATTTGACGCTGTTGTTTTTATACCATTCCACACTGTACTTGTTGTATTTTTAATGGCATTCCATGAATTTGTGGCTGTACTTTTAATTGTGTTGAATTTACTTGTGACTGTAGATGAAATTGAACTTGTTACATTTGATATTACTGATTTTATTCCATTCCATATGCTAGATGCTTTTGCTTTTATTGTATCCCAATTCTTATATAGAGTTATACCTATAGCTATTAAAGATGATATTACCGCTACTGCTATTAATACTGGTGTCGATATTGCTGCTATTGCTCCACCTACTCCAGCGAATACACCCATCCCTATTTTAAAGACTCCCATGAGCACTCCCCATACTGAGGATATAATTCCAACACTTCCTATTAATCCAACTATAGCCAATGTTATTCCTGCTACGGCTAATATAGTTGTTTGCACTGGTTGAGGTAAACTTTGAAATGCTGTTACTAATCCACTTATTCCATTTGAAGCTGTTACTATTGCTGGTGTTATTCCTTCTAAAACTGTGACTTTTAAATTAGTAAACGCTGTATCAACCGGCTCTATAGCTTCTCCTAATTCTGATTGAGCTTGAATTAACTCCATGTTAGCTTCATTATTTGCTCTTAATGATTCAGTATTTTCATCATATGTTTGTTTTGATTTTCCATAAGCACCATTAAGTGTATCTGTAATTAACTGCGCTCTTTCTTTTGTACTGTTACATTTTTCTAATTTTAAATTGAAGTCATCTTCTGATATACCTGCCCAGTTAAGTGCATCTGCTAAAGATCCAGTTACTTTTGCTACTTGAGCTGATTCATTTATACTTTCAGTTAGTCCTTCAATCGGAATAGAATCTCCATAAGCAGTCCATACTGCAATCCCAGCATTAAGCGTATTAGTTAATTCATCTTGAGATAATCCTAGACCTTCTAAGTTTGATATTGTATTAACTGCAACTTGGTCATCTTGAAAATAGCCATACATCTCTTTTATTTTTTCATTTGTAAATTCTTGAGAATATCCATATTGTTGGCTTGCACCTTCTAACTTTGCCATATTCATCCTAAATTCTTTTGTTTCTTCATTTAGGTCAAATAATTTTCCAGCAAGTTCTCCAATTTTAGATGTAACATTTGATAATACATTTCCTGCAAATGATGCTATAGCTCCTTTTAGAGTTGTGAATCCACCTTCTGTACTATTAGCTGAATCTCCTAAGTCATTTAATTCTCTTGATAGACTCTCAATATCATCTTCTGCATTATTGGCTGAACTCTCTAAATCTTCTAATCTTCTTGATGTTTGATTAATTTCAGTTTGTATATTTTGTTGTGCAGTCTTAGCTCTTAGTAATGCATTTTCAAGATTTCTATATTCAGTTGAGTTCTCACCTAGCACTCTCTTAGCTTCTTCTAATGACTGTTGAGTTAATTCAATCTTTTGTGATGTAGCATCATATTGTCTTTGTAATACTTGTTGTCTTTGAGTTAATAAATCTGCATCTTCACTATTATTTTTTAGTTGTGCCGAATTAAGTTTTAACTCATTTTGCATAGTCTTAAGAGATGAATTTACTTCTTTTATGCCACTTGTAAATTCGCTAGTAACCGCACGGAATTCGATTTGTGCAGTGGTCTTTTTAGCCATTTAACTCACCACCTTCATCATAATATTCCCAATATAGTTTTTCCGAGGTAATAGGATGTTTTCCGGAAGAATATTTGTTATTTTTGCAACTTTTTATTATGCCTGATACATCTTTTAAATTATATTTTCTTTTGGCATCACTTATACAGTTAAATATTTCTCCTGTTGTTATACATTTTACATTTTTAGCTTGAGGGCTTTTACTACTAAAGTTACCATTCTCTTCTCTAAAATACTTGTATTTTCCAACTCGCATTTTTGAAATCTTTTCATTTCTTATACCATAATTGGTATTTTCTTTTTGAGTTATCCATTCTAAATTAGTCCATACGTTATTAGTTTTATCTTCGTCTTTATGATTAACAACTAAATTTTCACCATACCCTTCACAAAAGTGAAAAGCTACTAATCTATGAATTTTTTTTCTTGTTGATTTTTTATTTTTATAAAGAACTACTCCTAAATATCCATGTTTATCTATATTTGTTTTTCTAAGCTTTTCTTTTCCTGTATGGTTATAATTTAGGCTCTTAATATTTCCTAAATTACTAACTTGGTATAATCCCTCGTATCCTTCGATATCTTTCCAAATTTCCATCTGTTTACCTCCCTTCTAGCTCTGCTATTTTTATATAATTAATGTAATCATCATAGGCACATTTATTTTCGACCACTGACAATAAAAATGAATAATCAGCATTCCAAAATAAATCTTCACTTATACCTAAACAAAGGACATAGTAAGCATAATAATCTTCTATGTCCTCCAGTTCAAACTTTGGTATTTTAAATTTAGATCTTTTTATCTTTCCTGTTGATTTTTTAAATGGTTCTCTAAAGCCATCTTTTTTTTTGGATTAAGCAATTTATCATTATAATCATTTAACAAGATAAAATCCTGTGGAATAGCATTAATAAATGATGTATATGTCATCAGTTTTCCATCATTGTCAAGACTTTCTATATTTGCACATAAATAAGCAGTATATAATGTTATTAAAGAGTTTTCAAATACATCTCCTTTTCCTGATAAAGCATTTGTGTATTTTTCATATATATTTTTTCTTTTGTTTTTTAACTGTAGTAATCTAGTAAAATTTAATGTTAATTGTATTTTTCTACCATCTTCCAATTCAAAATCTAAAAATGTATTTTTCATTTATTCTCCTCCTAACTACTTGCTTTAACTAATTCAGGCGTAAATGCTGTCATCCATTGTGTTTTCAATGAATCACTTTCACCTAATTCAATTGCTGGACTCTCATACTTACAATTTCCATTCTCATCTTGATATAACGAAAATGTTACCTCTATTTCTTGAACTTCTTCTCCACCGTTTTCTATTTTATTTGTTGGTCCAGTTTTAACGCTACATTTTGGATAAGCTATATATTTTATATTGCCATCTTCATCATTAACTTCAGCTACATATGTAAACTCCTTATGTCTACTTGATGTGCCATAAGCATATACACCTTCTTTCAATCCGCTCTGGTCCATACCAAATATAGATACATATAAGTTATAATTCATGTGCAATGTTATCTTAGCTTCCCCAATTCCTGCTCCCCTAGTGACAGTTTTCTTTACTACACCTTCACATTTCTTAGTAATAGTTATACAGTCTAAGGCTTCTTCTATAGACCCAACACACCCTACTTTTTTAAATTCAGCAGATGACTTATCATTTATTTTAATAGCACTATTCTTTATCTCATATTCACTGAATACAGTCTCTAGTTTAGGCATTATATCTCCTCCATTCTTCTTTGTAATTTTTCTAAAATTATATTTACTGCATTATCATACTCAGCATCTATACCTTTATCCATAAAATCATTTGGACTTTTACCTTTCGATGTACCTTCTGCATTTTGCGGAAAGTATAAATAATTAAACTTACTCTTTGTATGTATCCATAATGTTAGATTATTTCTAATTTTCCCATCTAGGGGATTACTAGACTTGGCATGCTTTTTATTTTTATCAGATACAGGTATTAAATTAGTTATTGATGTAATAAGTTTATCCTTTACCTCATTCGCTAAACAATCATTAACAACCCTTTCTGCATCATCTCCAAAGTCCATTATAGCTTCTTGTATCCTTGTTAAATCTTCCTCTTTTAAAGTAAAATCAACCCCTGCCATTAAACATCACTTCCCTTGAATGTTTTAGTAAACTCAAGTGTAAGCATTTCAACTACCATGTCAGTATTATTCTTAGCCGTATAATTAAACTGCATAGGCTGGTCTACTAGTTTTAATCCAGTGTTTTCAATTACCTTCTTTATTACCTCCTGTTCAAATCCTTCTGGAATATAATCTTCCATTATGATATGAACTTGATAATAATAATTAAAATCTATCCTACTTTTACCACTTCTATCTAGTTCTTTTCTATTGAATACAAAGTAATTCCATTTGTCTTTTTCTTTACTAAATGTTCTTCCATACCATACAGGCAATCCAAATGTTTCTAGAGTATCTTGTATTTGTCCAAGTATTCCATTTACTTTACTCAATATTTCTCACCTCTTCTAGATAAAAGTACAATTCTCTATTTTTTCTATCTTCATCAATATAAATAATGTCATATAGAGTGTTTTCTATTATGATTTTATGTTCATTTTTTAGGCCATTATAAAATCTAGTCTTAACCTTTATATTTAGGCTTCTGCTGCTTGCTTCTGCAAATTCTAAGTCTTGTTGTCTTTTACTACATTCTTCATATGCAAGTTTAACTATGAATTTAAGATTATCTTTAGACTTTATATTTTCCTTAGCTCCAAAATTAGCTTTTATAGGTATCTCTTCGTAGACTCTAACATATCCATCATTATAGTTGCTCTTCTTGGACATAGTTAATCACCTCATACTTTTGTCTTAATTGCATTATCTCATTGAAATAATTATCATCAAATTCATTTGTACAGTTGTTATAAGCATACATACAGTAATTAAGGAAAAGATTATGTTCTTGACCTTCTGAGTAATCAACTCTTGCTCCTAACTTCCAATCAAGAGTTGCTATCGCATCTTTTATTATTGTTTCTAGCTTCCTGTTTGTTTCTTCTTCGTCCCACGTAATCTTTACATGGTCTTTCACTTCTTGAAGTAAATTTTTATCCATGACTTCTCCTTTCTAAAAAAGAAAAGACCAGTCATAGACTAGTCTTTCTTATAATCATTAAGCTTGTTCTTTAGTAGCTACAGTACCTTTTACTTTAGTGTATACTACAGCTTCTTCTAATTCAGATATATCAAGTAATAAAGAACAAGTATTGTCTGTACATTTTCCATTTCCATAAGTTTTTATTTTATAAGTAGTTGCATCATCTAAGAATTGGAAATCTTTTGAGTATTCTATTACTCCTTCTTTTGCTCCGCCCATAGCCATAAAGTATTCATTAGGTAAACATACTATAGCTTTTCCAGTTGCAATTTCATTACTTATTACTACTTCTGTAGGGAATGGGAATACATCTTTTACATATACTCCATTTACATTTAGTAATGTAGTAGCTGGCATAACTTTAGTTAAGTAATCTATTTGATTTACTATCATTAATACTGAACCGAATTTTCTAGTTCTTCCACCTTTTAATTTTTCATCTTCTCCTGTATATACTTCTGTTTTAGCCATCTTAGAAATTAAATCTCCATATGTTTTAGGAGAGAAATCTGTTATTTTTATAGGCGTCTTTTGAGGATATCCAGTAGATGTCGAGAACGAAACCCCTTTATGTATATCTCTGTCTAATCCCACAGGGCAATCTAAACCAGTGCCTGAAACTATCGCTTTTTCAAGTCCACACGCTATAGCATCTTTTAATATAGTTCTTACATATGCATCTATAAATGTCGGCCCTAAATCTAACATATCATTAGGAACAGATGCAAATGCAGATAATTTATTTTGAGTTATATCTACTTCTTTAAATGCAGAAGTAAGCTCTTTAGTTATTTTACTATTTAATTTCCCCCAAACTGCTGTATCTATAGTATGATCGTTTAGTATCCATTTTGTCATGTACTTAGCATTAACAAAATTAATTTTTGCTAATAATGGATGTTCTTCTAATAAATCTTTATATACATCTGTTATAACAGTTTCTGGCATTACCCCTTCTGGCGAACCTATGAAATCTGCAAATGATTGCTCCGGTCTGCTTGATTGAGATGCTTCTATAAATCCTTTATACCATTTTTCTTCTGCTGCAGTTAATTGTCTATATCCTCTTTTAGCTAAAATGGATTTATCTTGAGATTGTTGATATTCAATAGCATCTTCTTTTATTTGTTTCATTCTAGATTCTAATGCATCATTAAGTATTGTTATTGCTTCATCTTTATTTTCTGCTTCCATGAATTTCGTTAATTCTTCTTTGAATTTTATATCTTTATTTAATATGCTCATATTAAGCACCTCCATTTAATTTATTTTTAAAAGTATTAAAAAAAGAACATTCAGTATGTTCTTTAGGTTCATCATCATTTTCAGTTGTGTCATCATTATCTTTATTGTCATCACCTTCACATTTTTTCTTGTCATCATCTTTTTTAGAATTAACAATCATGCCTATAAGTGATTTTTTTACAGATTGACTAGCTTTATCGCTATCCTTTTCATTTACTATAGTAGTTATAAATTCCATATCTAAAGCTTCTTGTGGTGTTATCCAAGTTTCATCATCAAGCATTTGTTTTAATTCTTCTTCTGTTACATTAACTTCTTGCATATAAGCATTTATTGATGCTTGAGTAATTTTATCTAAGTCATCTGCTTGTTTTCTTAAATCATTAGCATTTCCACTCGTCCAGCTCCACGCATTATGTATCATTAATAAAGATGCTGTAGACATAACTCTTTCATCACCAGCCATAAAAACTACACTTGCTGCACTACATGCAAATCCATCACATATAGTTTTAACTTTTGCTTTATGTCTTTTTAACTGGTTATATATTGCTAATCCTTCCGCAACTTCTCCACCATATGAATTTATATATACATTTATAACATCACATTCTAATCCTTCAATTTGCTTAGATAGTGTATAACTTGATACATCACTTTCAAACCAATCCCAGCTTGTAATATCTCCGTATATTTGTATATCAACTTCATTATTATTCTGTGTTAATTGAAAGTATTTTTTACTCATTCATTCCACCTCCTCCATTATTATTTTTCACATCCCCTATTAATCTGTTATCTACTGTATCATAATTTTTAGTTATAAAGTGCTGCTTACTAAATTCAGTATTGAGTTTATCAAAACCTATGATTCCTCTTACTTCATCTATACAACATGTTCCTGATGCTATAAGTTTATCTGCTTTTTCTGCAACATCCAATATATCGATATGATTAATAGTTGATGTATCTACTTTTACATAATTTCCTTTTTTCCATTCACTAAATCCAGGATATATTTTTCTTGTTAATTCTTCACTTATCATACTAGCAATTGGATCTATACAAAATGTTAAAAATACCTTTACTATTTCATTCATATTAGTTATATTACCCAGCATAAGCGATACTGGTATTTGAAAAGCTTGTGCTACTATTTCAAACATTTCTTTTCTGAGATTTCTAAAATCTGTACTATCTTTGGTACTTGTTTTAGTATCCATATATTGCAAGTCATAACCCTTAAATTGTGGATATACAGAATTATCATTTTCCATAAATTCTTTTAATTGTTTTTGAACTACTTCTCTATATGTTTTTTGGAAATTTTCATCACTAGCTTTTACTTGATCTAAAGTTAACTTATATTTTGTACCATTGGATTTTTTATAACTTTTAGCTGCATAAGCCATTAACTCGCCATATTGCTGATATAATCCATCAACTAACTTTTTTATATGAGCATTATTTAACTGTAATCTTATTACTTCATCACTCTTAAAAGTTTTATTTAGTTGAAAATTACCTATTGAGATACCTTTATATTTATGCCCTAGTATTGGATATTCTTCAACTTGGTAACTATCAGCACATTGTAATCCATCTGCTACATCAATTAATAAACTTTCATTATCATATACCATCTTTTCAATGGCTTTATGTAACAATTGGCTACTATTTTCATTTTTATTCGGTGATATATTTAAAGTATAGTAATAGTTATTTTTTACTTCTTGATTATTTTCATATATCTTTATTTCGCATTTACTAATTGAATTTGCTATAAGTGTTATAGCTGTTTGTATTGCCAATTCTTTATAATAGATTTCTTCTACTTTTTCTTCTATTATATTTTCAATTATTTCACCTTTTTCATTTTTAGCATTCCCTAGAAAATCCATAAACCATGTTTTTATACTCACAATTTTCTCACCTCCTTATCAATATACTATCGGTGGCATAAAGAATAATTCTGTATTATCTTCATCTTCTAATACATCTTGTGCCGCTATCATTGCATGAACAAAAGCCATAAAACCATCTGTTTTACGGCTCTTTGGTTCTATCTTATCATATACAAAATTACCTAAATTCTTATCGGTTAATTTTGTATTATTTGTAAACCATCTCATAAGAGGATTATCTCCCCAAACTATCTTTTGATTATTAAATAAACTATCTATAACTGGTACAATCTTCATAATATCTGAAGGCCTAACTATTTTGACTTGTTCCTTATCTGTTGTCTCTATTCCAATATTTTTAAGTTCTTTAGATAATAGTGCAAGCCTAAAGTTATCTACTCCTAACTTTAAAAAGTTATATTTAATTAACTGGTCTTGTATCCATTCACAAGCAACTTCTGGATTAACTTCAATATCATTTACTATAGTCAATAATCCCTGTTCTGCCCATTCTTCTAAAGGTGCTTTTATTCTGTCTTTATCTCGTGAATTAGTACAAAACCAACTATGAGTAATCCAATAATAATTCCCACCTTTGAGGAATAATAATCCGACTGTTAAAAAGTCATTTACTTTTGTATAGTCAATTCCTATCGTACAACTTGCACCACTTAAATCAGGTATTTCTCTATTAGTTGCAAGTATATTATCCCAACTGGTCACCTCTATATCCTTAGAACCTTTTGGAATATTCATTCTTTTAGTCATAAATGCACTGTTAACATAAGGATTGACTTTGTAATCTGCATATTCTTTTTTCATTTGCTCCATAAGAGAAGGTCTATAAGGTAATGAAGGATTAGCTTTTGCCCAGTTGTTAAAGTCATGTACCTCTTCTTCATCATCCAAACGACAAATAAAAGGGAGAAACCCATTATCTTCGATTTCTCCATTAAGTATTAACATTGCTTTTTCTAATAAATTGTCCAAAGGTCCATCTCTTACATCACCATTAGTTGTAATATAAGTTCTTCTTGGATTATCTTTTTTACCTAATCCAGTAGTAAATACATTTATATTCTCCCAGTTTTGATAAGCATGTATTTCATCAAAATCAACTTTACCACTTCTAAGTCCATCTTTACCTTTTGGATTATTTGTTCTAAATTTAATCCTACTTTTAGTTTTAAGATTTATAATTTCTTCTTTGTTCCAGTAAAAATGCTTTTTCATTTTTTTAGTATTCTTAGGATCTTCTAATATATTATAGATATCCATAAAAGTTGTTTTAGCTTGGTCTTCACTATTTGCAGATATATCTACATCATAGTTTTTTATTCCGTGAGTTGGAGTAATTAAACAAAAATCCTCAAACCCCAAATATGCATTTTTGCCTGAACCTCTTCCGACTAAAATAAATAAGTCTGCAAATCTAGGTAATCCATTTTCTTTAAATACACAATTGTGTAATACGAAACAAAACTTTTCCCACGGAAATAAACAGAAAGGAAAATACTTCTGATAAGAAAAATACTTTTCTATTTTCTCTTCATCTATAATTAAGTTTTCAGTTTCAAATATTTTTTTTATAAGTCTAGCTAATAACTTTTGCTCTTTGCAAACTGCGAATACTTCGTTATCTATAATATCTAAATACTCTTGTATATATTTGTTATAAGTCATCATCATCACCACTGTCTGCTACAGTAGCTTTAATTCCTAGCTCATTTAATAACTTAAGCATTTGTGCATTTGTTTTATTAAGCTCACCTACACTGTCATTTTTTTTATAACCACTTTGTCCACCGCCATTATTCCATTTAATCGATACACCTCTTGATTTTATATCATCAATAAGAAGATTTTTTACAATCCAGAGTGACATATAATCTTCTACTAAATCTTTGAACTGTTTTCCGTAAATTCCATTTCTATCAAGTTGATCTAATAAATCTTTTCTAATTACTTCATACTTTTCACTTTCTTTAAGTTTCTTTACTGCTACTTTTTCTCTTGCCATATATGTTCACCTCCTTCATGTATTTTAGATACACCCCCCATCATGTGATATTTTAAAATTTCTCTCTTGTCTTGACCACTCCACCGTTAAAACGGTTCACCTAAAATTACCCCATACCTACTCCCCGGGGGTATGTTTAGCGAAATAGAATTATTTTTAAAATAAAAATACTTCCACGCAATTAATATTGTATAGAAGTATTAAAATTCTAAATCCATTTAAGTTGCTTTTCTTCCTGTTCTATTATATTGTCACTCTTAATGCTGTTGCAATTTCTATGTGCTAACTGAATATTGTTCCATGTATGAGTTCCACCTTTAGCTAACGGAATTACATGGTCAATACTTGGATAGTTGTCACCAGCTATAAAGTATCCTTCATCAGTATAATAATAATCTTCTGTGTCTACTTGTCTTCCACATATCTTGCATATTCCTTCATCTCTTTGTATTAACTTTTCTAATGATATATTCCATTCTATCTTTCCATTCTTCTTAGCTTTAACTTCTCTTAACCTTTTACGAACCTTTTGTTTTTCTTTATTCATAGTGGATTTACATTCATCACTGCAATACCAATTGTAATCTTTCGCATAGAATATCTTTCCACAATATTCACATTCTTTTATTTTGCTTAATTCATTTTCAAATAAATTATTTCTATCCTCTATTTGTTTTATTTCATTTCTTAATTCAGATAAGATTTTATTTATTTCCTTCTTTATCTTATTATCTAATCTTCTTTGATTTATTTGTTCTTCCGTTAAATGGTTACAATTAAACTTCTCATTATATAATGTAGAACCTTTCCATTTATTAACCTTTCCACATTTTAAACACCTAACTATATGAGTATCTTTACCGAATATATCGGAACTATATTCTCTATCTATATATTCGTATTCATCTTTATATTTATTATTAAAATCATTTGTAAATTTTATAGCTTTGCATTTAAAACAAGTTAATTCAGATTGAAGTTTTTTTCTTGTTAATCTGTCAGCATATGCTTTTCTTCCTTCTCCACATACTTTGCATTTAATAATTACATTACTATTGCTATTGTAATATCCCTCTACATATTCCCATTCATTTCCATGTAGTGCATCGAATTTATCTATAAAGTCTTTTTCAAGTTTATCTCTACCAATTAAATTAATAGACTTTTCACCATATTTTTTCCCACATTCTTCTTTTGTTATAACTTTTAAATTGTCAACTTTATTATTGTTTTTATTACCATCTACATTTATAACTACTAGGTCTCCTTTAGGGCAATCACCCATAAAAGTTCTAGCAACTATAATTGATATATTTCTACAAACTCTTTTATTTGCTTTTTTAAGTATTACTTTTACTGATGTATTTAATATCCTTTCTTTCCCTCTGTTGCCGTAATTCAAATCTTTTATTCTTCCATAATTACTAACCATATAATTTTCAAAACCTTCAATATTCTTCCAAACTTCGTCCACATTAACCACCCCATTAATTCTTTTCCTAATTATATTATATCATAAACTGATATCAGTTGCAATCAGTTTATTAATGTTTTATAATTAACTTGAGGTGATAATATGGTAAGAAAAGATTTAAAAAATAGAACTCCAATTGGTTCTGCTATTGATAATGATTTATACAAATGGTTAAAAGAATATTCTAAAGAAACATCTATTCCAGTTTCTAAATTACTTGATAAAGCTATAGAATTATTAAAAGAGTCTACAACTAAGTAGGCTCTTTTACCATTTTTCAGTGTTTAATTGTTCCTTCTTCTTAAACTTGCTTTTTTCTGGATGTAAGCGATTATGGCATGAAGGACAGACGGCAATTAAATTTTTATATTGTTTTCCATTATAAGTATAATATCTACTTAAAGCTAAATGAGGATATTTCCTTACAAATTGTACATGATGTACAGTTGTTGCCCTTGTTATCTTTCCATGCTCTTTTTTACAAATCTCACATTCCCAGTGATTTTCTTCTAATATAGCTTTTTTTAGGTGTCTAAATTCTATACTCATATAAAATTTAGCCAGTTCATCAGTTTCTATTAACTCACTAATCCATTTAACTAACTCATTAGTATTCATATTTATCTCCAAATAAAAAAGCCTAGCAACTAAGCTAAGCTTTATATCTTTTATATTCTTCTTTATTTAATTTGTATTTACTATTGCAATGTTTACATACTATTGTTCCTCCACCAGTAAATATAGATACGATTGATATAATAAATAATATCATAAACAATATTAGCATTATCGGAACTAATATTAAATTTGCTGTAGGAATAAACATAGATATTACCATCAATATTATGCATACAAATGATGCTGTCATCATATTAACTGTAGTTGAAGTTATCGTAGCTTTCTCTTCACATTTTGGACATTTAACTATATTATTTTTATTCTTGGTTTCCTTCAAATAATCATCCCCCTTTATATTATTATAATAGAGTTTGATATAAATCTCTCAACTTATTTCTATAAGTTTGATTATTTGTTACTCTCATTAAGCTTTCTATCTCCCATTCTCTTGGTGTATTTGGCAACTTCTTTCTCACACATAAATCAACTATGCTCTTTGCCTTCTTAAAACTTCTCACATGAGTATGACCTATCCTAAATTCTTTGTTAGTATTATGAACTATATATCCTCGCTTAACCTTATATATAGAATACTCTTTACGTTGAAATATTCTCCTTGCTCCATATGTTTTATTATGATTAGGAACTTCTTTCATTAGATCATCATATTTAAATAAACTTTTAGGCACTTCATCTCTTTCAGCTATTAAACCTGCATCTATCCATCTCTTAGCCATATCAAACACACCTTTCAAACAAAATAAAAAGAGCAACTAAATTATTAGCTGTTCTCTTAAGGAGGAAATATCATGAGTAATTATTTATTTTCTAAAAACAAGCGCCTACATTTCTGTAAGTACCTGTTTTCAAAGAATAAAGAAAGCCTAGCCGATGTTAGAAACTAGGCTTTTAAATTAGGTTCATACAATATATAGTGTTTTAAAACTATTTGTAACTACTACTATCTTTATAAAAGTAAATGTTAATCGCATTACCCTACGATTAATTTATTTTTACAACTTTTATGTTGGGTTTATTAGTTTTCCTTCTCAAGATTAATACGTATTAGCCAGCTCTTGGAATCGAACCAAGATATAAGTCTTAATATCATTCTTGTACTTCGATATGATTTAATTCTTATAATCCAATGCTAACATATTGAGGGACAAGGACCTCTCCTTTTATGTCCCTCGACAGTCACTTAAATATTATGAGAATTTAAGCTCATTTATATTTCTTGCTAATCTTCCATATTACAATCATAGCACGATTTATAGTGTATTTTAGTGTACTCTTGTATGAATGAATTATTTTATTTAACAATTTTTCTTAACCAATATTTCTTCGCTTTAACTTTTAACCTATGTCTTTTTTCAAATATGTAATTAGGTTCACATTCAAATTTTTGGGTTATAATCTCATAGGTTTGATTTGTTCTTTTATCTGTAAAATTAGTTACAAGTCTTCTCTTTAATATTATTTTCATGTCTTTTCCTTTTTAAATAAAAATTATATTTCAACTATTTTATCTTGCTTAATATTTTTCTATGAATTCTATGTACATTCTCCCAACTGTAATTTACTTCTACACATATCTTTTCCCATTTATGTCCTTCTAGGTATCTTAATCTCATTATGTTTCTTTCCAGTGCATTGTCTAATTTATCTATACAATTTTCTATCTCTATCTGTTGCTTCATCAACTTTATTTGCTTTTCATTGTACAACTCTATCAATTCTTCTATTTGTATTAATAGTTGTACCAATCTATCCTGCTCCGGTTCTGGCTTAGGCATATCATCTATTATCATTGACTTAATACTTGTCTTTTTGCTTTCTAGATATTCTATCTTTTCTTCAATTATTTTTATTTCTCTTTTAGTTTCTATATACTCTTTTAATTCCTCTTTAGTCATTCCCCTACCTCCTATAAGCTACATTTATTTCTTACATATTGCTTTATCTTCTTATCATACTTCTTATATAACCTTTTAGTTTTAACTCTATTCCTCATGTAAACTAAATGCTTAAGTGTTTTATCATCAGTATTCATCGCTATATACATATTTATCCTTATTTCTTCATTTGCTGATTTTATAACTCTAGCAACATTATTCAAATATTTTCTTACTAAACATGATATTTGCTTAAAAGCTATACTAACATTTTGTATGGCATTTTTAATATATTCCTCACTTAATCCTGTCTCTTGACTTACTTCTTTTATCTTAAGTTCTATTTCATTATTCATAGTTTCCTCCTATAGATTAATTCCAAAATTTATATACGCCATCGCTAACATTTGCAAGACGATTTCCACCAATTTTTCTATTATTCTTATATCTTGTCTTAAGTTCTTCAATAAATGATGGCGTGCTTGTGCAATACAATATCTTGGCCCTGCTCAATTTGTCAATTAACATCAAATCAGTATAAGTCAATTTCCCTTTGTCTTTATTCCATTTATCCCCTAAATATGTATTGAAATATCCAAGACTCATATTAGATATAACTATTTTGTCTTCTAAAGCAACCCCCTGCTTAGGGAAAAGACCTGTTATGTATGCAACATTTTTATCACCTTGATTAAAATAAAAATCATATCTATCAATGCCTATATATTTATTAGTGTCTTTAAATATTTCCGATTGAAACCCCATTTGGCAACCAATATCTACTACATCAAGTGTCAAATTATTCTCAAGAATATCCTTTTTTATTCTAAAGTAGTCGTCCTCGAAAAAAAGAAATTCATAAAACATATAATACTCTTTATCATGCAACAAACTTCTTTTATCATTTGCATAATCAATTATTCTACTTTCAAGTAATGGCATCACTATTGAATGGCAGCCATCGCATTCACTTATATATTTATTTAAATTTCCTAAGCTAAACATTCATTTCACTTCCTTTAATTCCTACTTTCATTTCCCCTGTACCATTCATATTTATTGTCATAGTTGCATCTTCTTCTTCATCATCTCTTTCTGGGAATATTTCATTAGCAACTTCAACCATTTTTAATAAAAACAAAGTATTTTTATAATCATTTTCAGTTAGTAAATTCTCTCCACATTTAGGGCATGGTTTATTTAACCAGCTTTCATAATCATCAACTTTTACAGTCATATAATTAAAATCACAATTTGGATTATCGCATTTTATTCCACCTATGTTCATCTCTAAAGCCTTTTTCATTTTATCCTCCTTCTGGTACCGAAATGAATTTCGGTACCACTAAAAGTATATTTTTTCTTAATTCAATCTTTGTATCTCTTCGATTATATCTAGTGTTAAATATTTCTTTGGTATATCAAGTGTTACTCTTTCAAATTCTTTCTTGTCAAAAAACTTGATTGGAATAACATAAGAAGTACATTGTATATCTAATCCATTTATAAGCTTAATGCCTGTTTCATTCACTGGTTGAACTTTGTAATGTAATTCTTCGTCAACATCACACATTCCAGTTACTATAAATTCTTCATCTTTTATTGTTTTAATAAAGTTATTAGCATTTTCATATTCTTTTTTTAATTTATATAAATCAAATTCTAATCTCATACTACCTCCTACTTAAATACACCAGCATTTAACCTAGCAACTATTCTTTCTTTTTTTCTATCTGTCCATCTATATACTTCTGCTGGACTTATTCCGTATATTTCTTGAATCCAATCTATACAAATTAATACATCTGCTATTTCTTCTGCTAGATTATCTTTATCTAGTTTACCTCTCTTAGCCTTTGAAATAGCCTGTATAAGTTCTGCATTTTCTTCCATGGCTATTGTACTGCATAAGTCCTTATTGTACTCTACTGCTTGTCTATAATCTGTATATTCCATTTTATTTATTATCCTTTCTTGTTAAATTGTAATTGGCTAATATGTATTTTATTCCGCAAGTGTCACATTCTTGTTGGCATATTCTACCTTCATTTTGATCATGACAATATTGGTTCATTTCTTTTTCTATATCATAAAAAGTAACTTCTTCTTTTGGTTTTTCTGCTAATTTGCAATATGCCCAATCAGATAATTTACCTTCTGCATTTATAACATAGAAATTTGTATCTTCAATAAGTGATAATTTTTTAATAAAGTAAGCATTAAACCATTCTATTTCGTCATCACTTACTTTAACCTTTGTTCCAACAGGAACTTTATCCCAATCAACTTCCTCACGTTTCCAAAGTTCTTTCAACTTCCCTATATCAAATACTTTTACTATGTCATTATTTTTATTTTTCTTATGAGTTAAATCTTCGTTATAGTCAAATAGTGTTGAATTTAATGTAAAATTATTTTTAAATAGACTCCTCTCGATTAATATGCATTGTTGCCCACCTCTAATAGTTACTACCATACCATCTTTTAAATCTGATTTATTCATTTATTCCTCTCCCTTCAAGCATTCTTTTGTAACTATCAATATTATCAACTATTCCTTTGTACTTACAAAGTTCAGTATTCAATCTACATTCATTCTCTTCATGTTGTTTTATGATTTTTTCTAATGTATTTATCTTATTCTCTAAGTAATTATTAGATAAACTAAGTTCCTTATTTGCTTCTAGTAAGTTGCATACACTATTTTCCTTACTTTCTACATCTTTTTTAAGATTTTTATTTTCTTGATTTTTTTCATAATACTTTTTTATCCAAAAATCACTTTCATCTGCCCTAACTTTATTTGCAACTTTAAGTTTCTTATTTTCCTCTTTTAAATTTTCTATTTCTCTCATAAGTTGATTTATGTATTTTCTATTATTAAACATTCACATCATCTCCTAATAACTCTGGATTATCATATAAGTTACCTACAACCTCGCATGTACAGCCATCAGATACACAGTAACTTATTAAATCTCTGTTACATCCCAAGCCTAGCATTTTATGTGCTGGGTGTTGTCCTACCATAGCACCTATTGATACATCACCTTCCACTTTTGAAATATATGGTGTTTTGGTTTCCCAGTTATTATGAAGTTTCACTATATCCCCAAAATATATTTCAACTCCATTTTTATCTTTTAATCCTGTGTACTGATTAAGCTCATAATTTTCTAAAATATCACCATCATCAGTAAATACTTCTATTCCTTTAGAATCATAAATCATTGTTATAAATCTTAAATCTTCAAACTTTTTTTCATTGATATTTCTTATTCTGAATTTTATATCTATCACGGTACCATCTCCCTATTCTTTATCATATCTTTTAACTAGCAAGAAACTAATATGTTTATACTTTTTACAGTCATCTAATGTTACATTCTCGCCCTCTGTGGCTTTCTCTAAGCCTTCTTTAGTTAAGTCTTTATTAAGTGTTCCTCTATCAAAATTCATTATTGTGGCTTTCCCTAAAAAACCTGCTTTTTCATTTAGTCCTAATTCTGACATTTGTTTTACTACATTCATTTTTAGTAGGTCTATATTGTTCTTTATTATATCTAGTTCATTTTTATATTCGCATATCTTATCTATGTTATTGTTAAGTTTAATTAACCTTTCATCCATCGTTATTCCCTCCTAATATTTCATTTCTTGTTATATCAATCTATCTATCAACTGTGATAGTCTTAGAGTGTCTTTTGTTAAGCCATACTGTGCATATAAGTTGCTAAGTATAGTCTGTAATTCCTCTAACATTCAATCACCTCTATTTTTATTTGATTTGTATATTCCCATGTTAGTTTCTCTCCTGTTTTTGGGTGCTTTCCTGCTGAATCAGCTTTACCTTTACAGCATTTTGAAATTTGACTACCACAAACATTATATTTATTTGTTGCTTCAGATATAGATGCGAATACTTCACCAGTCGTTAAGCACTTTACGCCTTTAGCCCTTTGATGTTTTCCTCCATTCTTGCCATACATAGGATTTTTATCACCCGTTCTCCCATACATGGGATTTTTTTCACCTTTATGAGACTTACTTATTTTTTCTCTACAATTACCATAATTTGAGTTATATTTATATGTGCACCACTCTAAATTATCAACTCGATTATTAGTTCGATTTTCATCTTTATGGTTTATTATTGGATAATTGTTTGGATTTGGTATGAATGCTTCCGCTACTAATCTATGGACCATATATCTTTTGTCTTTCTTTCCGTTATTTTTATCGCAGAACATTACTTGCTTATATCCATGATGTGTTAATAACTGCTTTAATATTTTTTCTCTATATCCATGTCTATTTTTCAAGCTTTTAATTCTTCCTAAATTGCTCACTTGGTATTTACCTTCATATCCTTCTATATCTCTCCATATTTCATCCATATCATCACCCTCTTTTTATAAACTACATCATTACCAATTGGCTATCAATTGATAATAGGTGATTAAGACTATACTGTTTTAATCACCTATTCTGTTGTTATTTCTTACTCGTTGCTCTAATTCTTGCAAGTACAATCAATATATCTAATATCAATACTGATATTACTGTGTAGATTAATATTTTCATTTAATCACCTCTAGTTCATCTTGATTAAACATTACTTCTTCAAATATTCTGTAATAATCATTAGTTGTTGTTAGTTTTACTTTTGCTCTTGTTTTATCGATTAATATTACATCTCCTATCAGTCCTATTACTTCTTTAGTGCCACCCCATGTGTTTCTTACTACCTTTACTTTATCTCCTACTTTCATTCATCTTCATCCCCTTATCCCTAAGTAATTTTTTATAACTTCTATAGCTTCTTCACTACTCCAACAAACTTCACATTTATAACCTACTGCTGATAATCTTTTAATCCAATCATCTTGATTTTCAGTAGGTTTATTCTTACCCCACTTCATCTCTATATATAGTCCGTGGTAAAAGCTACTTGGATAACTAAGAAATAGATCTGGAACTCCTGCTTTTACACCTTGTAATTTAAGATTATGAGCTTCTATTTTATTTCTGTATCCACCATTAGGAATTGCATAAATCAATTTTAAGGCTGGATATTTCTTTGACTGTAAATTACACCACTGAATAACTATTGCTTGCTCCTGTGCCTCTCTACTTTTCATATTTCTCAATCTCCTGTTTTCTGATTTCTTGTATTGCTTTCTCTACTGCTTCTATTACTTCTAGATCACTATCCTTATCTAGATACTTTCTAGCAAGTTCTAATATTTTTGCAGTGTATTCACTCATATTTTTATCTCCCTACAATTCTTTTTCTATCTCAAGTGTTATTCTTCTAATCATCTTCAAGTTGTCTTTTACTTTCTGCTTGTTGCCTGCTCCATACTTACGTTCATATCTCCACATATCATCAAAGTATTTTCTATCTGCTAGTTTTTCTCCAACTTCTGATGTTTGATTTCTTCTTTCTAATTCTGCTTCTCTTTTGCAATTATTGTATTCCTCGATTGTATTTAGTTCGTCATAGGTGCTATTTATTAGGTAACGCATTATATTTAATCTATTTTTCATTTGTACCCCCTATATAATCTCAAAGTATTCTTCTAATTGATTTTTAGTAATATAAAAACTTATGCCCTTCTTATAAACAGTAACTACATTACCTGCTATAACTTTATAGCTAAACTTTTTACCTCTTCCAAAATCAAGTGATAAATGCTTTCTTAGTTCTTGTGATTTATTTGATTTAATTTTGCAATTTCCAGTATCTTCTAATGGATTGTAGCTATATATTCGTACCACATCTTTTACTCTGCCTTCTCTTAGACATCCACATGATAAACACTGGCTCGTAGCTCCTATTTTAGGTATATTTACATAAACCATTGTATTTCCACAATGTGGACATACATTTATGGCTCCTCCAACAACATTCTTCATAAGTTTTCACCCCTACTATCACTTTTTTAGTTTTTGAATTATTAAGCCTTTGAATTGTATGATATTTGTCTTTTGATAAAAGAATGCACTTGATACACTTTTAGGTTTATATCCGTACTCTTCTGCAAACTCTTTTATTGATGAATATATCTCTTCTGTTCCTGCTGCTGGATTAGTCACTTTGATTGGCTTTATATTTCTTACTTGGTTATTGTTCTCTTGTCTTTTTTTATACTGCTCTATCTTTTGTCTTATAATGTCATCATACTTTTTATTCTCTTCATTCATTTTTATCATCTGTGCTTTTGTTATATTGCCCCTTTTTCTTTCTTCATCTATTTCATGCATTCTTTTATCTGCTTCTTCTGAATTTTCTAAATCTGTAAGGTAATAACTCATTTTCCTAGGTTCTGGTGTTAGTATTACTTCTGCTAATCTAAGATAATTGATAAGTGTTGGATCATCTATACTTTCTATTTTTACATGATGTGATTTCTCTAAAAGATTTGACATTCTTACTGCATGTCTAGCCTTACCACTCATAATATCTCCCCCTATTTGCTCCAGGAGAAAAATCCCCTGGAATAATTTATTTCAAACTACACATACTACTAATGGCTTAATTTTTCTTGCCACATTTGAATCTATAGTATTTAACCTTATCAGCAATGATAGGGTTATTTGGTTTTTCTAGAAGTTCCTGTTCCCATACTGCTACTAAATTCTCTAGTGATGTTACATATCTCATTTGATAATCTTCCTTTATTGCTTTTAAAAGATAACCTACTTTATTTTCTATATTTTTAGCATCAGTTGTTAAAATTAATTTTTCTGATAAGTAATATAGGTCCTTATTAGTTTTTAAAAATTCATTTACTATAGTGTTCAAATCTTTTTCATTTAAATAAGGAAAATACATACTAACCAAACCAACAACATCTTTTCTTTCTATATCTTGTTGTTGCTCTAGTTCTGTCTTTAACTCTGTCTTTGTCTCTAAATCTATCTCTGTCTTTGTCTCTATCTCTGTCTCTATCTCTGGTGTAGATTTGTCGGAGATTTGTCCGGACATTTGTCCCAACTTAAGTTTTTCATCTTCAATCCTTTTCCTATAGTTCCTTTTTCTATCAGCCTCAGTCGTTGATTTTCCAATAAAATCTTGTATATCAAGCATGTAAATAGCACCATTATCAAGAATTTCTATCAATCCCAATTCTAGGAAAATTTTTAAAGCTTTTTCTATAACTCCTACTGGAAACCTAGTAATATTTGCCAACATCGTGGAATTATATGGGATCCTATCATTAAAAAGTAATTTTCCTTCATTTTTTAAACTTCTAAGATATAGTTTTAAAAGTATATTTGAATACATATATCCATCAGGCATACTTTCAAGCATTATCATTTCGTCTCTATCGTAGAAATTATCTACTAATCTAAGGTAATAATATTTTTTATTATCTGCCAATTAATCTCACCTGCTTTCATCTTTTGTCTAAAGAAGGGAATTTAATCCCTCCTATAATAAACTAACTTGTCCTTCTATATTTTCGTTTGTATTTTCGCTTACTTCTGTAAACTCTACATCTTGTATATCTTCTTGTACTTTAGGTTCATATTTTGCTAGCAATTCTAATACTTCATCTGCTTCATCAAAAGTCAATTCTTTTAAGTTATATCCATTACTATGGCAAAACTCTTCTAATCTTGTTGTATCTTTTTTAGTTTCAAAACTGAATAGATCCTTTTGTGATGCTAAAGCTAATATCATATTCTTTTGTTTAGGACTTGCTGTACCAGGTACTATCTCTTTTTCCGGTAACTTTGTATCTACTCCCATTTCACTTGCATCATATAACCCTTGTAAATCTTCTGGGAATGCTTCTCTTAATGCTGTAACCATTGCACATTTTCTAATCATTACCATAGGCATTGTTTTCCATGTAGACTGCGACTTTGAATATTCCTCTAAACTTACTACTGACTTTATAGGAAACTTTTTATCACTTGTGTATACTTCACACCACCCACCTATTAAAGTCTCTCCTGGTAACTTTAAAGAACCTTCTCTTTCGTGCGTATTACCTTCTTTATCAACTGTAACGATTCCAGCTTTCATACCTTCAAAGTTTGGATTTCTATATGCTCTTTTTACAAATACATCTTTACCAACAACTATATTAGCTGGACTTGTACCAAATTTTATTAAATATGCTTCCCTTATAAAAGGATTCAATTTCTGTGCTTTACATAACTCTATAAACATCAATGTTTCTTGCTCTGTAACTGCTCCATTTCCACTTGTAAGGTAATTCTTTACTGTATCTGCTGTAAGTACCTGTCCACCTTCTAAAGTAAATTCCGCTAGTTGTAATGCATTATTCATTAGTCACACTCTCCTTTTTCAATGATTCTTGTTTTATATAATCTCTATAAGCTTGTACATAGGCTTTATCATATTCATCAAGAGGACTATTATCTATCTCATATTGATTTATATATTCCTCTAATTCTTCTGTTGGTTTATATGTTTCTAGTAGTTCTTTACTTGCATCGAGATATCCATATTTGCTATCTGAATTACAATCGTAAGGGCTTAGTAGCTGCGCAAATAAAAGTCTATTTTCAAAGTTAGGAATTTTCCCTAATAAGTAATCGCATAATTTCATTTATCAATCACCTTCTTTTGTGGTATAATAATACCTGTCAATCAAAATATTTTTACTTAGAATTGAGTCTATTCGCAGTAGGCTCTTTTCTTATATATAAGCATCTGCTCTCTTTTCTCTTAGATCTTCTTCTGCTAGTTCAAATTGCTTTATTTCTTCATTTTTCATTTCTTCTATTTCTTTTAACTGTTCTCTTAAGAAATTAATTTCATCTAGTTTTGCAAATTTATATATATCTTTAACTTCTGTATCTTTTGTAACGTTTTCTAATGCTTGTATTCTTGCTTTCATGCTGTCTATTACTTCTTCTAGTATCCAGTCCATGTTAGACCTCCTTATTTTTAATAGTGTCTTGCATTTCTTTTTCTGTAACCATGCGTACTTTTTCAAAATAGTAATTCATAGCAACTACAACTAAATCATCATGAGTTATAATAGGTTTTATTTCTTCTAGTTCATCTATTTTTGAATAACCAAGGTCCGAATTATCATTTATAAATACATTTATCCAAGGGAATCTTTCGTCCATTTCAAATCTTAAGTCACCAACTTCAGCAACCATTATTGTTGAAAGCTCAACCTTTATATCTCCTGTAAAAACTTGATTTATTTTTTCTGTCATCTTATTTACCTCCTATAATATCTTCTAATGGTTTTATATTTCTTTGTTTCAATATTTGATGTATAAACATTCTTCCTTTTTGAGTCCATAAAGTTTGCGGTCTTGCTTTCCCTCCATATTCACCTGTTTCAGTTTCTGTGTATCCTTTACCCATATACTCTGAATAAAGTATGTATTGATTCCTTACTTTTCTTTGTACTTTTTCTTCACAAAGTATCTTATTTAACGCTTGAGCTGATAAGCCATAATCAAAAGCTATATTAGTTACAAGCATTGCATCTTTACAACTAAGTATTTTGTCTACATATTCAACTTTAGGTTTTTGAGATTCTATAATTTGTCCAAGTTTTATATTTTCACTTTCTGCTATTTGAAGTTTCTCTGTCTTTATCTCTAATTGATTTTGAGCCATTAACAATGCTCTTGCCATAACTTTTTCTGGACTATTCCAATCTTTTTCTATCTGTAAGAAATACTGTCTAAACTGCTTCCCTTTTTCGTTACGCTGTAACATGCATATCTCTTTAGCCATATCTATTTTTAAAATATGATCTGTTATTTCAGTCCAAGGATTTTTAGGATTATTGGTTTCTTTTTTTTGAGTAACCAATATATAATCAATGTTTTCCTCGAAACCATAATCTAACATCCTATTCATCCAATCATTATATTTACTTTTAACATCTAATTTTTCATGCAATTCTCTACCACTTACTACTGGTTCTTGATTTTCATTTACGTCTATATTTATTAAGCTCGGTATTGTTTTAACTGCTTGTCCTTCATTTTTCTCCATAACTTTGTAACTTGCATATAAATCACTCATATCTATTCCCTCCATTATCTTTTATTTCTGATAAAACTAAATTTTGATATTTAAAATAACTATCCCAGCTATTTTTAGCAAATCCTGCTCTAACCAAGTTGCAATAAATTTTAAGAATCCAAGGTACTATTCTCATACACTTCACTCCTTTCATCACACTTTGGTATTTTTAGGACTAATTTTTTATCAAACTCAATAACATCTTCTACTGTATAAAGTCCTAATTTATTAAGATATTCCCATTGCCTTTTTAATTTTTCTTTCATACCTCTTCACCATCCCATTCGGGAACGCTTTGTATAAAAAAAATATCAGATATATCTACTTGTAGTACTTCTGCTATTTTTATAATCTCATTTGCTGTAAATTGAGTTATTCCATTTTCTTTTCTCTGATATGAAGAATTTGATATACCAATTAAATTAGCCATATCTTCTTGAGTATATCTTTTTTCTCCTCTTAGTCCCCTTAATTTATTTAAATTCAACTTTATCTCCCCTCCTTTTATATCCCTTTTGGGATATCTTGTAATTTAATAATAATATCCCTTTTGGGATATGTCAATCATTTTTGAAATATTTTTTTGCTTATTTGGTATATTTTGTTTCATATTTGGCATATTATATTATAATGACTATATTAGGAGGTGACAAAATGGCAACATTTGGAGAAAGATTAAGAGAACTAAGACGTGAAAATCAAATGACAACGATTGATTTGGGAAAGGCTTTAGACTGTGCTAATTCAAGCATATCTAGGTATGAGAATGATTTAAGAGAACCTAGACGAGATTTTCTAGAAAAAGTAAGTGAATATTTTGATGTTTCAATAGATTATCTTTTAGGAGTTTCTAATGAAAGAAAAGTTATAGAATTACCAAATGAATTTAAAACCGCTGAAGATGCAATCTCATTTTTATT